GCGGTTCAAGATCGCAATCGCCGACGCCGAGCGCATCACCGAACTGATCGCAAGAACAAAGACCGAATACGGCTTCACAGCGGCCGACGAGCTGACCAACGCCGGCGACGCGCTCACTCACACCCTGCTGAGCGCCGGTCATGTCTAATCGCTTCTGCAAGCTCAAACGCAAGGCATGGTCGCCCAGCGACTCTCGCTTCCAGGAATGCCTGGAGTGCCGATTCTTTCGCAAAAACAACACCGACACGCATTGCGGCGGTTGCGAGATCGGCGAGCACTTCGAGGCGCGCGTTGAGGAGCTCAACCCCTACGCCGACCACTTTCTTTCCAAGACCGAGCGCTGACAGATGGACCAGTCGATCATCGAAAAGGGTAGAATCGAGATTTGGGAGGTCGCCCGCCTCATCCCCTACGACAAGAACGCCAAGAAGCACTCGGACGAGCAGGTCGAAAAGCTCGCCAAACTGATCGAGAAGATGGGCTGGACCCAGCCGATCGTCGTTCAGCGGTCCAGTTGCTCGATTATCGCCGGCCACGGGCGGCGTCTGGCCGCCATATTTCTCGGCCTGAAGAAAGTTCCCGTCGTCGTTCTCGACGTCTCCGACGCCGAAGCGCGCGCCCTGCGCCTGGCTGACAACCGGGTCGCCTCGACCGACTACGACGCGGCGCTGATCAAGACCGAAATTCTCGATCTCAGCGATCTAAAATTCGACATCGACCTGCTGGGTTTCGACAAGGGCGAGATCGCCTTCCTCGACGATGCGGTGATGGCGATCGACGAAAGCGTGTTCGTCGACGACATTTCGGGCGCGGTCGAAGATCAGAAGGCCGAAAACGCCGCGCGCCAGGCGGAAATCGACAAGACCAATGCGCCGCTCGCCAAGAGCTTCGGTTTCAAGAACCTCTCGGTCGAGCAGTCCCGGCGCGTTAAGCGGTTCATGACCAAGATCGAGGCCAAGGCCGGCGTCAGCGGCGCCGACGCGCTGATGATCTACTTCGACGAAATTGGCGTCTGACACCATTCAGGAGTGACTGTACATGGAACTGATCGACCTAACTGAGCGCCGCAAGAAACTTGATCAGGCTCTGAAGACGCTCAGCGAGCCGACGCCAGACTCACTGATCGAATATGCGACCAAAGGCCAGATCGGCGTCGATCCCTCAAACCCCGGCCCTGATCCCGTCACGATCAAGGTTCTGGAAAGCGCGCTCGAGAAGGCCATGAAGGGTGAGATCACCGGCGTCGTGATGCTCGCCTGGGAGCCCGCCAACAAAGGCTTTGCGCACTGGAACGCCCTGCCCTGTCACGAGCCCGATACCGAATCTGCAGCCTTCCGGTTTCTGGGCGGGCTGAACCTCATCAAGCGCGATCTGAAGTTCTTGGCGATGGAGCACTACCCGTCGCTCGAAAGCGTCGTGTGCAGGATCGAGAGCGGCGAAATGCAGATCGACCCGAACACCTCGCTCAACTCCCCGGATCTGCCATGAAATACCTGATCGACAAGCGGTTCACGACCTCGGTCGAACGCACCGCGCGCGTCATGGAGATCGCCGAGGCCTTCGGACTTGGTCTCTCGGACAAGGAGTTCGTGATCTACGACCATTTTGAGATCGAGGTCGAACCTGGCGATGTCGTCTACATCACCGGCCAGTCCGGCTCGGGCAAGTCGCTGATCTTGCGCGAGCTCGCCAAGCAGATGGGCGCCGAGGGTCTCAAGGTCGTCGACATCGACCAGCTCGAGCTGCAGGGACGCCCCGTGATCGAGCAGATCGGCTCGAGCACTCAGGAAGCGACCGATCTGCTGGCCAAGGCCGGCATTTCCGACGCCTACCTCTACCTGCGCAAGCCGGCCGAGCTTTCCGACGGTCAGCGCTATCGTCTCAAGCTCGCGATGCTGATGGCGAGCGGCGCCGACGTCTGGGTCGCCGACGAGTTCGGCGCCATCCTCGATCGCGTCACGGCGCGCTGCGTCGCCTGGAACATGCAGAAGCTCGCCCGACGCCTCGGCAAGACGCTGATCCTCGCCACCACTCACACCGATCTCAAGGATGAGCTCGCGCCCTCGCTGACCATCGTCAAGCGGTTCCGCGAGAAGATGCTCGTCGAACGCCAGAAGGAACCCGTCTGATGCCGAAATTTCGCAAGAAACCCGTCGTAATCGAAGCCATTACGTGTCGAGAAGCTCACTGCATGATGAGCGAAGATTGGTACGCGCTGCCCAAGTGGTTCATCGACGCCTACGAAGGCAAAAATGAGGCCGGTGTAAAGACCATCATCGGCCTGAACCACCCGTCGCGCCTTGAGATCGTGACGCTCGAGGGCGTCATGACGGCCGACATCGGTGACTGGATTATTCGAGGCGTGAAGGGGGAGCTGTACCCCTGCAAGCCCGACATCTTTGCTGAAACTTACGAGGTGATGGCATGACCCACGACTGCTATTCGACCAAGCGCACGACCGTCTGGCCTGAAGTTCGGGACGGCGAGGCTGGCTACGCGATCAAATATCAGGACGGCTACATTTCCTGGTGCCCGATCGCCACCTTCCAGCGCGATTATCGCCCGGTTCGTGGAGGCCATCTAACCTTCGGCCAGGCGATCGAGTCGCTCAAGGCAGGCAAGCGCATTCGCCGGCTCGGCTGGAACGGCAAGGGCATGTATCTGATCCTTGTGCCGGGCTCCAAGGGGCTGACGGTCGAGGAAGGCCGCCCGTTCGCCAAGGCTGGCGTGCCGATCGGCACCGTGTTCGATTATCTGCCGCACATCGATATGTTTACGGCTCAAGGCGACTTCGTTCCTTGGCTCGCCTCCCAGACGGATATGCTGGCCGAGGACTGGGAAGAACTCGTCTGATGGAACTCGCAGGGAAGCTCGCTGAGACGCATCGAGAGACAGGTGCTGTCGATGCACTCGTAGAACGTCGGACGCACCCCAGCGCTCGTTTCTCGCTGCTTGACGACATCATCGTGAGCAGGGGCGACAAGAGTTCGTGGGAGCAACTTCACGAGCTTCACTACAAGGCCGAAAACCTGCCGATCGGGCCGCGCTATTACAAGGCGACGCTGAACAGCGAGACCATCGGCGTGATCGTCACGGGACTCCCCAAAGGGCTACTCAAGGAGCGCCACCTGATCTTCCCTGCGCTCAAGCCCAAGGGCGGCGACAGCAAGCTCATCAACACGCGCCGCTACAACATCATCAACGCTGGTTTCCGGGTGGTCTCGCGCTTCGTGTTCGACACGATCTACCGCGGCGTCGGCTGCGGCTACCGAATGATGAATCTGGTCGCGCGCATGGAGGGCTACGAGTTCATGGAGATCCAGAGCTCGATGTCGAAATTCAACCACTTTGGCCAGAAAGCCGGCTTCCGGTTCGTTCAGCCGCACAATTCGAACAAGTTCGAGGTCGGACTGAAGTTCTTTCGCGAGAATTTCGCCGCCGACCCCGCCGACTTCGAGGCGATCGTGGCCGAGCTCGACGCCAAGCCGGCGATTGGCCACGACAAGCTGATCGCCGAGTGTCGGACCTTCTACTATCGCCATTCGCATCAGGAGAAGACCGGCGTCTATAAAGACCTCGGTACGACCAGGGTCGACGCCATGAGCGACCGCGACCTGATCCGGCGCCTGCAGCAGCTCACGCTCGCCAGCCCGATGTACGGGATCTACTTCAACCCCGACAAGGGCCGGAAGCTGCCCGACACCCTGCCCTTGACCGCCTTCGATCGTCAACCCACCAACAAGCCGCTGGTTCTATGAGCTCCGAACTCGATTCCTTCGACCCAACCGACAAGCAGGCCGAGATCATCCGGACTGTGTTCAAGGCTGCAGATCGCGGCGAGCTGATCAGCGTCGACGGTCTCAAAGCCTCACTGTCCTATGGGCCGAAGGTCACGAAAGCCGCCATTACCTGTTCACTCAGAATCCTGATGAACAAGAACGTCATCGAAATGACGGATGAGACCGGCGCCAAATCGTATAAGCGAGGCGACAAGGGCTACATCAAGCCTACCTCCGCGGCCTATTCTCGGTTCCGGCATGGGTATTAGGACAACATCCGCGTCCTCAGCTTGAAATATACTATGTAGTATCTCTAGTAGAGAGTATTAGTATATTTCAAGCTGAGGACGCGGACCATCTAGATTTCTCCTTAAAAATCAGTCACTATTGAGTTATGACCGAAGCCACAGAAACAGAAGATCCGGATCTCGAAGGCGCTGAAGAAGCGTTGCTGAAGACGGCTGAGACGCCGGAAGACGAAAAAACGGTGCTGGAAGCAGGCCGGACCAAGACCACGGTCGAAGACCGCGCCTGGATTCGCGAAGAGGTCGGCGAAGGCCGGATGTCGCCCGGCGCCTGCGCGGCTCGCTTCGGCGTCTCGCCCCAATACATTAGCAAGCTGCTTCGGCTTGCCAATATCCGTTTCGGCTCCAAGAAAGAGGAGCGCGAGAAGGCGGAAGCTGAGGTGGCGGCCAAGGCCAAAATGGCGGCCGAGATCACGTTCGCCTCGCGTAAAGCCCATTTTGCCGAAGAGCACCGGATGCAGATGCTCGCTCAGTTCCGTATGGCGCGCCAGATCGAAGGCATCCGGCAGAAGCGCTGGCTAGAGGCGGCCGCGGGTGGCAGCCCCCTGCCGGTGCCCAAGGAATCGATGAACTCGGCGCGCGTCATGGCTCTGATCGATCAGCGCGTCCGAATTCTGCTCGATCTCGACAACGACGTGATCGTCGAGGATCTGCCTCAGATCGACATTCACTATATGGGCGACGAGGAAATCTCCCAGATCCGTCAGGGCGAGATCAACACCGACGAGCTGGTCACTCTCGAAGAAGACGTCGTTACGACATGAGCGTCGCGGTCTCGTCTCGGCGCATTCCACACATGAGCCCGCTGCGCCCTGGCGCGACGCGGCTGTATGTTCACGCCGGTCAGGCCAAGGTTCTGAACGATCGCCGGCGCTTTCGTGTCATCGTCGCCGGCCGGCGCTGGGGCAAGACCCAGTGCGCGCGCACCGCGATTCTGACGGCGGCGCGGCTGCCCAAGCAGATCGTCTGGTACGTCGCTCCGACCTATCGCATGGCGCGCGGCATCATGTGGCGCGAGCTGCTCGACGCTATCCCGCGCAAGTTGATCGCCAAGGTCAACGAGACCTTGATGACGATCAAGCTCGTCAATGGCACCTATATCGAGTGCAAAGGCGCCGACAAGCCCGACACGCTGCGCGGCGTGAAGATCCACTTCCTGGTTATCGACGAGGCCCAGGATATTCGCCCCGACACCTGGTACAAGGTGCTTCGCCCCACTCTGGCGTCGACCAATGGCGACGCCATGATCATCGGCACGCCCAAGAGCTTTAATTGGCTCTACGACGTCTACATGCTCGGCCAGCGCGGCGACAATTATTACGACAAGACCAGCAAGGTCTATCGTGTAAATCCTTGGAAGAGCTGGCAATTTCCGACGATCACGTCGCCGTTCATTCCGCCGCAGGAAATCGCCGACGCCAAGGCCGATATGGACGAAAAGTCGTTCCGACAGGAGTTTGAGGCGAGCTTCGAGACGATGAGCGGGCGCGTCTATCACGCCTTCGATCGTTCGATCCATATCGGCAGCTTCCCCTTCAACCCCAGGTTGCCGATCTGGGTCGGTCAGGACTTCAATATCGACCCGATGTCGGCCGCGATCATGCAGCCTCAACCCAATGGCGAGATCTGGATCGTCGACGAGATCGTGCTGTTCGGTTCGAATACCCAGGAGGCGGCCGATCGACTGGCGGAGAAGTATTTCCGCAACCTCAAGCAGATCACGATCTATCCCGACCCGGCCGGTCAGCAGCGCTCTCATGCCCGCGGCGAGTCCGATCTCGACATCCTGCGCGAGTCCGGTTTCACCAGACTGAAGTATCGTCGGCGGGCGCCGCGCGTCGCTGATCGTATCAACGCGGTCAATCGCATCCTGAAATCGGCCGATGGCACTATTCGGATGCGGGTCGACTCGAATTGCAAGCATACGATCAACGCCTTCGAGCAGGTCATCTACAAGCCCGGCTCGCGCGAGGTCGACAAGACCATGAACATCGAGCACATCGCCGACGGTATTGGCTACGCCATCGACATCGAATTCCCCGTGCATCGTGTGGAAGTCGCGGGGTATTCGCGCTGACCTTGCTTATCAGTCATTTTTGACTTATTATTCGCTCGAACAAGAGTTTTGCCGTGCCGTTGAACATCGACATCAGCCAACAGGACAAGCTGCAGAAGTTTCTGGCGCGGCGACACCCGGAATACGTCAATATGCTGCCGCATTGGACGTTCTGCGAGGAGACTTACGAGGGCGGTCGACACTGGTTTCGCGGCAACATCTTCCGCTACGTCAAGGAAGGCGACGGCGATTACAGCGATCGCGTCAAGCGCGCCTACCGATTTCCTCATACGAAGGAAGTCGTTGATCTTATTCAGAAATATATCTTCAAGTCGCCGGTTCAGCGCAATCACGAAGACGTGCCTGATTACGTCAATCAGTTCTGGAAATCCACGACTCTTTCCAATCTCAATATCGACCAATTCATTCGTCTGGCGGGCGAAAAGTCGTCGGTCTTCGGTCGGGTCTGGATCTTTGTCGACTCGACGAAGAAGGACACCGTTTTGACCAAAAGCGACGAAGAGGCGGCCGGGGCGCGCTGCTACGCCCACGTCGTCAGCCCGCGCGACGTGCTCGACATCGGATTTACGGAAGATGGCCGTCTGACCTGGATGCTGGTTCGCGAGTATGTCCGCGACGATAAGGATCCGATCACCTCGAGTGGCATCGTCAAGGAGCGCTATCGCCTCTGGACTACGGATTCATGGGCGCTGTTCGAAATTCAAGACAACGCGATGGCGACCCCCGAGGGTACGGTCAAACCCGTAACGAACTTCGACATGTTGCCGCCGGCCGCCTCGGCCGCCATGCAGCTTACCCTGCCCGGCGTCGAGCCCTATATCGCAAGCACCGATCTCCCCAACAAGGTCTACGTCAAGCTCGTCGATCAGGGCGAGGTCACGATCGGCCGCGTCCCCTGCTTTCCGCTCGACAATGTGATCGGCGATCACAAGTATTTCTCGCCCGCGCTCATCAACGACGTCGCCTATCTCGACCGGGCCGTCGCCAATTATCTCTCCAACCTCGACGCGATCATTCAGGACCAGACGTTCTCGCAGCTCGCCATGCCCGCTCAGAACTTGCTGCCGGGCGACGACAAGTACGAGGCGCTGCGCGAAATGGGGACCAAGCGGGTCTTCCTTTATGATGGGGAAGGCGGCGCCGTTCCCATGTACCTGTCGCCCGACCCGCGCCAGGCCCAGATGATCGTGACGGTCATCAATAAGATCATCGGCGAAATCTATCATTCGGTCGGCGTCGGCGCCCAGCGCACGAGTAAGGACAACGCCGTCGGCACCGACGACTCGAGCGGCGTCGCCAAGGCCTACGACTTCGAGCGGCTGAACAGCCTGCTCGTCTCCAAGTCGGAGACGCTCGAGAACGCCGAAAAGGCGATCATCGAGCTCGTCGCTCTCTGGAACGGCGACGAGCCCGACAAGCTCATCGGCACCTTGGACGATCCCAAGGAGACGCAGCTCGTCAAGTACGCTGACACCTTCGACGTTCGCTCGCTCTACGACGAATTCACTGTCGCCGAGCGGCTCGAACTCATCGACGCTCCCAAGACCGTTCGCCAGGAGCAGATGAAGCAGTTCATCAACAAGCTGTTCCCGACGCTCGCCAACGATCTCAAGAAGAAGATGCTCGAAGACGTCGAACGCTGGCCGATCACAGGCATCGACCAGGTCGAAATCGACGGCGTCATGAACGGCAACCCGTCGGCGCAGTTCCCGGCCCGCCTCACGAGCAAGACCAATCCCGGCATGCAGCCGATGCCCCAACCCGCTCCCGCGACCGCGGCGGGCGGTGGCAAGACCGCCAAGAAGGCCTCCAAAGGCAAGACCGCGAAATCCAAGAATCCTCAGACTCAGAGTCGCCAAGGACAGGTGACTTCCGAGACCTGAGTAAACGAACGGCGGATCGTCCGCTGTAGGCGCCAAGTGACCGGCGTCGATACCCCAGAGGCCAAGTGACCGGCCGAGGATCTGAAAATGAAGCATTCTCAGTTTGCGAAATATTTCCCCGTTTTTCACGAGGCTCCCAATGACGGCGGTAGTGGCGGCGGCGACGGTGGTGGCGCTGATGGTGGCGCTGGCGGCGCTGGCGGCGGATCCGGCGACGGTGGGGCTGGCGGTGGTAGCGGTGGCGGCTCTGGCGGTGGTTCGGGGCTGAGTGATCGCGAGGCGAGTCTGCTCCGGGAGACCATGACCCGCAAAGCCAAGATCACCGAGCTCGAAGCCCAGCTCAAGAAGTTCGAAGGCATCGATCCCGAGGCGGTCAAGAAGCTGCTCACCGAGAAGACCGAAGCTGAGCGCACCGCGGCCGAGAAGCGCGGCGAGTTCGATCGCGTCAAGCAGATGATGGCCGACGAGCACGCCAAGGAAGTCAAGAAGATTAAGGACGATCTGGAAGCCGAGCGGGCGGCTAAGGCCTCCTTGCTCGACAACATCGGCGAGCTGACGATCGGCCAGGCGTTCTCGACCTCGGAATTCGTCACCAAGGATCTCGTCCTGCCGCCGAGCAAGGCGCGCCAGGTCTACGGCGCCAACTTCGAGCTCGATGGCACCACGATCGTCGCCTACGATCGGCCAAAGGGCGCCGGCGAGCGCACCAAGCTCGTCGACGCGAGCGGCAAGCCGTTGCCGTTTGATGAGGCGATCAAGCGCATCGTGTCGGCCGATCCCGACCACAAGCAGATTCTGAAGTCGAAGATGGCGCCCGGCGCCGGTTCGGGCTCGGGTACGCGCGCGCCGGCCGGCGGTCAGCAGCAGGAGCCCGGTAAGGGTGTGGCTCGTATTGAAGCCGCCTTGGCGGCTCGTGCGGCCAAAAAGTAACAAATCGGAAACAGACAGTCAGTAATGACCTAGTTTCTTGTTTGACAATACAGCTTCTCGCGGTATTATATGGTCAATCAGTTTTGACTTACGTCAGAGTCGATGAAACCAGCTTCTGCGAGAAGCTAATGGAGTGAAATATGCCGTTGCTTGTCGCCGAAGCTGCCAAACTGTCGCTCGAACAGCTCGAGCGAGGCGTGATCGAGGAAATCATCGACGTCGATGAATTTTTCGCTCTGTTCCCGTTCACCTTCGTCAACGGCAAGGCCTATGTCTACAATCGCGAGAACACGCTGACCGAGGCCGACTTCCTGTCGCCCTACGACACCGTGAACGAGGGTGGCGCGACCTTCACCGAAGTCACGACCACGCTGAAGATCATGGCCGGCGACGTCGACCTCGACAAGTTTACGCTCTCGACCCAGAGCGATCACAACAACCAGCTCGCCATTCAGCTCACCTCCAAGGCCAAGGGTATTCGCCGCGCCTTCCAGCGCGCCGTGATCCAGGGTTATTCGAGCGTCAACGCCAAGTCCTTCGACGGCATCGCTTCGCTTTGCGACCCCTCGCAGGTCATTCTGGCCGACGTCAACGGCGCTGCCCTGACGCTGACGATGCTCGACGAGCTCAAGGAGCTCGTGAAGCTCGGCGCCGACTGTCTGGTGATGCGTCGCTCGACCTGGCGCGCGATTCGCGCTCTGCTGCGCTCGTTCAACGGCAACAATGCCGAAATGATCATGATCGAGAACTTCGGCAAGCCGGTTCACGCCTATGACGGCACGCCGGTCGTGTTCAACGACTTCATCCCCAACAACGAAGTCTGCGGTACCGCCAACAACACGACCTCGATCTACGCGGTTCGCCTCAACGAGGTCGACGGCTTCCATGGCCTCTACGGCGGCGCGAGCGCCGGCATCCAGGTCGAGGAAATCGGCACCATTCAGAACAAGGACGCCGTTCGCTATCGCGTCAAGTGGTACTGCGGCACCGCCCTGAAGAGCACGCTCTCCCTGGCGCGGCTGGCCGGTCTCACCAACGTCTGATCTTGCGTATCAGTCATTATTGACTTACTCTTGGGGGCGGGCTTTCCGCCCCCTTTTCTTTGGAGTTCCCTTGCCCGTCCTCAAACCCTCCCACTCGCTTCCCGGCGCCAATGTCGAGACGACCAAGGAACCGGCCGTCAAGACCGGCCAGCCCCGCGTATTCCGGCCTATGGTGACGCCGCCCCCGCTGCGCGACTCCGTTCGTGTTCGCATCGTTCAGAAGGGTTGGGAGACGTTCACCGGCAATTTTGGCCAGATCGATTTCCTCAATGGCGTGTCTGTCTCGGCGACCACGGAGGTCGCCGCCGATCGCATCACGACGCAGATCCTGTGCGTTGACGCCGAGACCGGCGAGCCGCTCGGGCCCGGCGCGCGCGCGGTCGGCACCAAGACGATCAAGGCGCCGGTCCTGGTGCCGAGCGAGATCAGCACCAAGACGCCCGAAGATGAACACCGCGATCGGCTAAAGGCCGAAGAGACGCGCAAGATCGAGACTGCGAAAGCGGGTCGCCAGATCTACACCCAGACCGAGCTCGAGGATGTCGTCGACAAGAACGGCATCGCCGGCTTGCGCGAGATCGGCCAGCAGTATGGCGTCAAGGGGCGCGCGATCCCCGAACTGATGGCCTCGATTTTGGCTGCACAAGCGGCTGAGCATGGCCGCGCCGTCATTTCCCCGAGGTAAGTTCGATGAACGTCTTTCCGGCCGGCAATTCCGTCTCCGTCACGGTTCCATTTCAGGATCAGAACGGCAACGCCTTGTCGCCGGCCGAGATGACGCTCGCCTACAGCGTGTATGACGAACTCGAAAACGTCGTGCAGGCGCTTCAGACGCTGCCGCCGCCCAGCACGGGCGACGTCGGCGTCACGATCACGATCCCCTCCAGCGCCAATATTCTACCCTCCCCGCAGGCCAATTACGACGAGGGCGTGATGGCTGGCGACTCGATCGTCGCCACCAAGGCGCTGCGCGAAGTGCAGCTCACTATGACGATCGGCGCCAACACTTTCATCAACAGCGCCAAATACGTGATCAGCGTCACGGATGGGCAGCTCGTCCTGATGCAGAACACGTTCCAGGTCTACAATAAGGCGCTGCTGACGGCGATGTCGATTCCGCTGATCGACGCCTTCAACAACGCCGCTCAGAACGACCAGATCACCGCGCTCATCGAGGCCTACCGCCGGCTGACGAAATTCGGCTATTTCGTGCGCTGGCCGCGCGACCCCGACGCTCAGAACTATCTCAACTGGTTCGATAGCCGCAACGAGATCATCATCCCGCGCCTGTGGTCGGTGATGGGCGTCGATCGCTGGTACAACTATTACCCCGAGCCTTTCCGCGAAGCGATGCGCCTGGCTCAGGTCGCCGAAGCCAACGCCATTCTCGCCAACGATATCTACGCCGCTCGCCGGCTGGCCGGCGTGATCGAGGAGAAGATCTCCGACAGCGACGTCAAGCTTCGCACCACCAAGCCGCTGGATTTCGGCGTATCCAATGCCACGCTGAAATACATTCAGCAGTATCTGGATCTCAAGTTTACGATTGTGCGAGGACGCTGATGTTCTCGCCAAACACTTCCGGTCTCCTGACGCGCCGCACAGGCACTGATAAGTTCGGCCAGCCCATCTATGCCGCGCAAGGCGCAACGGTTGGCTGCGCGGTCGCCAATCTCGAGCCGAAGATCCAGCAGACACCCATTCGAAGCACCGCCTCGGCGTCGCGCGGCGAAGCTGACGAAATCGTGGTGGCCGCGGTCATTCTGTTTCCCAGCACGGTGCAGATTACTGAGCTCGACAAGTTTTCGATTTTCGGAAGCTATCTTCGCTGTACCGCCGTCGCGCCGCGTGTCGGCGTCTATGGCGGCGTTGACCACTACGAATGCGAGTTCGAAATCTGGGAGGCGTGACGTGGGTATGAAGGTCATCGGCGCCGAGCAGCTCCAGGCCGTTCTGCGAAACATCGGCAAGAAGGTGCCGGAAAACGCGCGCAAAGTCATGCACCGCGGCGCCGACAAGATCGTCGAGCGCGCCAAGTTGTTTGCGCCGCACGACACCGGCGCGCTCGAGGATTCCATTCACAAAGAGGTCAGCTATGAGTCTGCCTTCGGCGGTCGCTTGGCGATCGACGTCATTGCCGGCGGCTTTGTCGACGGGGTGAACGTCGACGACTACGCCTCGGAGGTTCACGAGAACTACGACACCAAGAACGAGGGGCCTGGCACCATCGCCAAGCAGAACGAGCATCCTGATGTCCTCGTCGGCGGTAAATTTCTGGAGCGCGCCGTCGACGAGCAGGAGCCCAAGCTGCAGGCGAACATGATCGAGACCATCGTCGCTGTCGTAAAGGATGAGACCAAGTGAATCTCGACTGCATCGCCCAGGTCTTGATCGAAAATAACCTTGCGACGGCGCAGGGCGTCGATATTTTCCAGCATCACATTCCCGATACTGTCGCTCAAGGGCTTCTGTTGAAGCTCCCGATGGATGGTATTCCCATCAATCACTACATGATCGGCTTCTTCAAAGGCCGGTTTCAGGTTATTCAGCGGTCCAAAAACCACGCTTTCGGCGATACCCAGTCCTTGCTGATCAATTCGGCGCTGACGTTCTACGAGCGCGAGTTCACGGATGACACTGGCGCCATGTTGATGCGGGTGCTCAATTGCTACCCTTCGACCCTGCCGATCGTCTATCCGCGCACCAAAGGCAACGAATACGAGTGGTCATGCAACTTTATTTGCCATTACATCATGCCGACAGCGTAACTCAGTTTTGACTTATAACGAAAATTCAGTGATAATTGCCGCAGTCAGTTTTGACGGCCTCCTTCTTAAGGAAAGATCACCGTGAGCAACACCAACAACATTCGCCTTGGGCCGTGCCGAGTCTACTTTGGCAACGTCGATCTCGGCTATACGTCCGGCGGCGTCGAAGTCGATGTGAAGACCGACACGCATGAGGTCATGGTCGATCAGTTCGGCAAGACGGTCGTCAATGAGCTCATCATCGGCCGCAACTGCAACGTCAAGGCGCCGCTCGCAGAGACCACGCTCGACAATCTCGTGCGCGTCATGCCCGGCGCGACGATCACCGAGACCGGCGCCACCAAGGCCTCGCTGGCGATCACCTTCAGCGCTGTCTCGACGCCTGTGACCGACTCGGTGACGATCAATGGCGTCGCGCTAACCGCTGCGACCGCCCCCACCTCGCCGCTTCAGTACAAGGTCGGCAGCTCCGCGGCCGATCAGGCGACCCAGTTCGCCGCGGCCGTCAATGCGCTCGAAGACGTCAACGTGCGCGTTACGGCGAGCGTCGCCGGCGCCGTCGTTACACTGACCGCGGACGATTACGACAGCTCGTTCTACTCCTACAACTCCGTCACGGTCGCCAAGACCGGCACCTCGGCGACCTTCACTGGCTCCACCCTGACGGGCGGCGTCGTGGCGAGCAAGCAGAAGGTCACGGTTCCGACCGCGGTTGGCGCGTCGCTGCTCACCTATGCGCAGTACCTGACGCTTCACCCGATGGCGAACGCCGACACCGACAAGCACGAAGATTTCAACATCCCGCTGGCGGCGACCGCTGGCGATCTCAAGTTCGTCTACGAGCTCGAGAAGGAGCGAATCTACGAGATCAGCTTCAAGGCCTATCCTGACCCGACCACGGGCAATCTGTTCATCATCGGCGATCCGTCGGCGACCTAATACGGCTTGCTTTTCTGGTGAAATCAGTCACTATTGACTGGCGTCCTTCGGGGCGCCAGTTTCATTTTGGACAGAGAGAACCATGGCAGACGTAAAATTTCTCGATCTCGACTCGGTCGAGTCGGACGCCCCTGATGTCGTCATCAAGCACAACGGCGTCGATCATAAGCTCACCCACATTTCGCTTCAGGACTGGATCGCCAACACCAAGCTGATTCAGGAGCTGCGCGCCGGCGAAGCCGACGTCGAGAAGGAAGCCAACGTCATCGTCACGATGCTCACCCGGTCCTTCAAGACCTTGGAGACCGACGTGCTGAAGACGATGCCGCTGTTCAAACTCAACAAGATCCTCGAGTTCGCGCGCACGCATGACGGCAGTGCGCAGGCCGACAAGGAACTCGCGGCGGTGGAGGCGAAGACGGCCGCAGAAAACCCTCTGGCGACGGTGGCTTCATAAAGGCGATCGACTTCGGCTTTCTATTCGCTCGAGTAATGCGGTTTTATGGATTGAGTGATTTGCATGTATTGAACATGCCAGTCACTCGGTTCTGGTTATTGAGCCGCACAATTGATAGAATAGCGGCTGAAGAAATGATCCGCTCTGTGCAAGTCGCCGCAAGCGTTCAATCTGCGGAAGGTTTCAAGGATCTCATGACTCAACTCAACGCTCAAATGGGCGTTGTGGTCGAAATCGACCAGAAGAAGAAGATCATGAGTGAAAAGCTGGATCGAGCAGGTCTGGCGGCCCTCAAAGCCATGAAGCCTGTAGGTTCTGTGGTCTAGAGGTTTGAAATAAATGGCCGGCATTCGCATCGAACTCGACCTGGACGCTGGGGATTTCTCCAGCGGTCTCGCGTCTGCCGGTCGCGCGCTCGACAACTTTACGGGTAAGACGCGCGTAGCGACTGAGAATGTCGACCGCGCCGAGTCCCATCTTCGCAATCTCTGGCAGACGGTTCGTGACGGCACCGTCACGCTCGGTCTTCTGCACCAGGCTTGGGGCCTGGTCGACAGCGCCACCGTCGCGCACGTTCGCTCCATCGTCGAGATCAACGCCGAATTCGAGCGCATGGTCGCCGTGATGCGATCTCTATCGACCGCCTCCGACCCGCTCAAGCAGGCCGCAGCCGACGTCACTCACCTGCGCGACATGGCGAAGGAGGCGCCCTTCTCGCTCAATGCGGTCCATGACGCCTTCGTGCGCTTGAACGCCGCCGGCCTCGACCCTATGGGCGGTTCAATGCACGCGCTGCTCGACGCGGTGGCGGCCTTCGGCGGCTCGGACGGCGAGATCGGCCGTGCGGCGCTCGCCTTCCAGGAAATGGCGGGTAAGGGCGTCGTGCAGATGAAGGAGCTGCGCAACCAGCTCATGATGGCGATCCCGTCGGCCGCCAAGATGCTCGCGCGCTCGGTCGGCGAGTCCTATGCCGAAATGATGAGCGACATTCACACCGGCACGGTGGACTCTCGCTCGGCCATTCTGGCGTTGAATCTCGAGTTCGAGCGCGCCTTCGGCGGCGCCGCGCAGCGCCAGATGCAGACCTTCAACGGTCTCTTGAACCAGACCTCGATGCTTCTGCAGGACATTGCTATCAAGGATGTCGGCAAGCCGCTGACGGCCGACGCGATGCCCAACGCGACCGGCTTCTTCGGCACGGTCAAGCAGCAGCTCGCCGACTTCAACGAGTTCCTGAGCGGCAACACCGCCAAGGTGATGGGCGCCGATTTCGGTGACAAGCTGACCTCGCTCGTCGGCGACTTCCGCATCCTGGTCGATGAGGTCGTCAAGTTCCGTACCGAGATCGAGGCGGCCGGCTACGCGCTTGCGGCGGGTTTTGGCGCGCGTCTCGTCATCGGGACGTTCACATCTATCGTTGAGGGTGCGAAGGCCGCGAGCGCGGCGCTGGGCGGGCTGCGCAAGCAGTTCCAGGCCGGCGTCATCAACGCGCGCGTCATCAACGCGACGAGCCCCGCGGCGCTCGCCGGCGACGCTTCTGCTGCGTCTAGCGCTGCGCTCGCTGCTCGTCAGAGCTATCACGCGCGCGCTGCCGAGGTCGAACGCATCGGCTCCGCGCTCGAGCTCGCCATTCAGGTCGAAGCCAACAATAAGCAGATCGCCAACGCCGCGATCTACGCCGCGCGCATTTCCTCGCTGCGCAACAAGTTCGCCGAGGCCGAGTCGCTGCGCAACGCCGCTTTCACCGCCGCTGAGGAAGCCAAGACGCTCTCTTCGCAATTGACGGTGATTAGCGAGACTGCCGGCGTTTCGCTGTCGTCGCGCCTATTGAGCACCGCCAAGGGCTTTCTGCCTATGATCGCCTCCGGCTTCGGCATCGCCGCCGCGGCGGCGCCGCTGTTCGCCGTCGGCCTCGAGCTCGTTATTCAGTACCTCGACCCCTTCAATCAGAAAGCCAAGGAGGCATGGCAGAACCTCGAGCACTACGGCGCCGCCTCGCGTGAGGCTGCCAGCGCTGGCGACGATTACGTCAAGGGGCAGGAAAAGACCCTGACCTCGATGCAAAATCGCATGAAGCAGTTCCAGGGCGGCTTTGGCTCGGCCCAGATCAGCGACGCTTTTGGCGGCGCGGCTGACTTCAACGGCGCGCGCGAGGAGCTCGAAAAGAAGATTGAAGACCAGAAGCGGTTCGTCGAACAGCTTCACGCGCGTTCGAAGGAGTTCCAGGCGCAGGGCATCGATGCGGACGCCGACAAGCAGGTCGCCGTGACCATGCGCAAGATTAACGACGAGCGTCTGCGCGTCGAAATCGAATACAACAGGCAGCAGGAAGAAGAAGCCAAGCGTCACGATGACGCTGTCAAGAAGCTCGCAGGGGCGCATTCGTCTGTTGCGCTTGAGCGCTTGAGCTATCAGGGGTCTCAGCGCAAGGAACAGCTCGATTACTACGATCAATTGATCGCGATTTTGCAGCGCTACAAGCAAGTGCAAGACGATATTCTGTCGAGCGCCTCTTCGACCGACTTCGAGAAAGCGACGGCGGGTAAGACGCTCATCGCGCTTCGTCAGCAGGTCGACACTCTCGTTTCTCAGCGCCAGCAGACCGAGGCGCTGCCGAAGGGGCTCGTACGCGACGCTAAGATCCCCGACGACACCAAGATCCTCGAAAAGGCCGGAGACGAGATCGAGAAGCTCAAGGCGTCCATCGACGGCTACAAGGCCGGCATCATGGGCGCCGACGAGGAGGCCGTGAAGCTCGAGGAGATCTGGCGCAACGTCTATGCGCGCAATGACGTCGGGCTCGAAGCGCTCACCGAGATGATCACCAAGATGCGCTCGCTCAAGGAGCAGGCCGACGACTATCGCAAGATCATGGAGGGTGGCCACTCGGCGCTGAAAGACATCAACGACATCATCGACAAGGACAACGACC